ACTCGTCATCACTCAAGGCGAAGCTGATGGATGCGGTACAGCTCGCAATCGCCAGCAGTAAAAGTATTCGGACAACAACCAAGCGGACAGCACAACAGCTACTCGCTGAGATCGATGAACCAACTGACGTTGCATTCACAATGGATGATGATGATGCGGCTGATGTGATGGATGATGTGGCGCAACCTGGGGGAAGCGAAGCAACTGGGGATTCTGATGTGAGCTGCGATGCGGGGCGCATTATTGACCCCCCACGGGAGGCCACCCCCCATTTTTTGCCGACCGCCCTCGCGTCCCATTTGCATAGTATTCCACACAATGAATTCCAACAAAATTCCACAAAAAATTTTCCAAAAAAATTAACTGTTTCCACGCAAGTTGTTGATATTAAAGAGGAATTGTCACCTTAACACATGTTAAGGTGACATTTATACAAAAGTTTGGAGGCATTATGACACCAGCACAGAAAGAGACTTTCCATGTAATTGAAGCGTTTTGGAAGGAGTTTGGCTTTGGACCAACAATTGACGATATTATGAGATTGACGGGTGAGAAGGGACGAGGCAATGTAAATAGAAAGATGAAGCGATTAATTAAGCTGGGATTATGTAAGGGGGATACTAAATACACGCGAAGTATTCGACCGGCTTATATTAAGTTAAGGCATTTAAATGGATAACTTGATGGATATATTGGGGATGTTGCCTGAAGAGGAGCAGGCTCCTTTACGTCCGTTGGCGCAGGCTTATCAGGATGCTGTAACGAGGGAGTTAGGGCAGGTAGACTTTATGACGTTTGTAAAGACGATGTGGCCCAACTTTATTTCTGGCGATCACCATGCGTTAATGGCGACTAAGTTTGAAGAGATTGCTGCTGGAAAGACAAAAAGATTGATTATAAATATGCCGCCACGGCATACGAAGTCAGAATTTGCAAGTTATTTATTACCTGCTTGGTATTTGGGTAAGTTTCCAAGCAAGAAGATTATTCAGTGTTCTAACACGGCTGATCTTGCGGTGGGCTTTGGTAGGAAGGTGAGGAACTTAGTAGACGGGGATGTATATCCTAAGATATTTCCTAATGTGGCGTTGAGGTCAGATAGTAAAGCGGCGGGACGTTGGAGTACGAACGCGAATGGAGAGTATTTTGCTATCGGGGTTGGTGGAACAGTGACTGGTAAGGGTGCGGATCTTTTGATTATTGACGATCCTCATTCTGAGCAGGAAGCATCTTTAGCGGCGGGTGATCCGAGTGTGTTTGATAAGGTGTACGAGTGGTATACCTCAGGACCGAGACAGCGTTTGCAACCGGGTGGATCGATTGTTGTTGTGATGACACGGTGGTCTAAACGTGATTTGACTGGCAAGATCTGTCAGGCGATGGTGGATCGGGATGGGGATGAATGGGAGATTATTAGTCTTCCAGCGATTAAGAGAAATGAAAAACCTTTATGGCCTGAGTTCTGGAGCTATGAGGAACTAGATAAGTTACGGATTGAGTTACCTTTATCTAAGTGGCAGGCACAGTACCAGCAGGACCCAACGAGTGAGGAAGGTGCGCTAGTCAAGAGGGAGTGGTGGAAGGCTTGGGAGCAAGAGAGACCGCCTCAGTGTCATTATGTTATACAGTCTTGGGATACGGCGTTTACTAAAAGTGAACGGGCTGACTATTCGGCTTGTACAACTTGGGGGGTATTTTTTTTAAATGAGAATGAAGAGGATCCAAATATTATTCTTTTGGATGCTTTTAAAGAGCGGATGGAGTTTCCGACTTTAAAGGAAAGAGCTTTTGATATGTATAAGGATTGGGAACCTGATTCTTTTATTGTTGAAGCTAAAGCGTCTGGTGCGCCGTTGATATTTGAATTAAGAAGAATGGGGATACCTGTTCAAGAGTTTACGCCCACTAGGGGAAACGATAAAATATCGCGGGTAAATAGTGTTTCTGATTTATTTGCCAGTGGTAAGGTGTGGGCACCTCGTAAAAGATGGGCTGAAGAAGTGATAGAAGAGCTGGCTGCGTTTCCAAATTCAGACCATGATGACTTGGTAGACTCGACAACGCAGGCGCTGTTAAGATTTAGAAGAGGTGGGTTTATTGTTTTGCCAAGCGATGAACCGGATGAACCAAGAGAATTCAGGCGTAAAAAAGGTTATTACTAAGGACACTTATGTCAATCGAAAAAGCAATGTATGCAGCGCCCCAAGGTCTTCCGGATTTAGACGGGACAATTGAAATTGAAATTGTTGATCCTCAAGAGGTAAAGATTAACGGTGTAAGTGTCATGCCAGAGGATCCGGACTTTGACCAAAACTTGGCAGAGTATTTACCTGAAGACGTTTTGGTACAGATTGCTGGGGATTTACTAGAGGATTTTGATTCTGATATTGCTTCACGAAAAGATTGGATTCAGACTTACGTTGATGGTTTAGAGTTACTTGGATTAAAGATTGAGGAACGCACAGAGCCTTGGGAAGGGGCTTGTGGTGTTTATCATCCTGTTCTGGCAGAAGCGGTGATTAAGTTTCAGTCAGAAACTATTATGGAAACTTTTCCTGCTGCGGGTCCTGTTAAGGGAGAGATTGTAGGCAAAGAAACCCCAGAGAAAAAAGAAGCAATGTTGCGTGTTGTAGAGGACATGAATCACGAGTTAACAGACGTTATGCAGGAATACAGACCCGAACATGAACGCATGTTATGGGGCGTGGGATTATCTGGTAATGGATTTAAAAAAGTATACGTAGACCCGTCTTTAGATAGGCAGGTTTCTATGTATATTCCTGCTGAAGATTTGGTTGTGCCTTATGGTGCGTCAAGTTTGCAATCAGCCGAGCGTGTCACGCATGTGATGCGTAAGACAGAGAATGAATTAAAACGACTACAGTATGCTGGTTTTTATCGTGAATTAGATTTGGGTTCACCAGATAATACTTTAGATGAAATTGAAAAGAAAATTGCAGAGAAATTAGGGTTTAGAGCTACAACAGATGATCGATTTAAAGTTTTAGAAATGCATGTTCATTTAGATTTAGAAGGGTTTGAACATGAAGAAGACGGTGAACCTACAGGCATTGCATTACCTTATGTTGTAACGATTGAAAAATCAAATAATCAGATTTTGGCAATACGAAGAAACTGGGAAGAAGATGATAAAACACATCAAAAACGCCAGCACTTTGTGCATTATGGCTATATTCCCGGCTTTGGTTTTTATAACTTTGGTCTTATTCATCTTATTGGGGCGTTTGCTAAATCTGGCACTTCTATTTTGCGTCAACTTGTTGATGCTGGTTCTCTTAGTAATTTACCGGGCGGGTTTAAAACTCGTGGGCTTCGCGTTAAAGGTGACGACACACCTATCGCGCCGGGGGAATTTAGGGATGTAGATGTACCAAGCGGGGCAATGAGAGACAACATCATGCCCTTGCCTTATAAAGAACCAAGCCAGACTTTAATGGCTTTGCTTAATCAAATCGTAGAAGAAGGTAGACGATTTGCATCTAGCGGTGATTTAAAAGCCAGCGATATGTCTAGCCAGTCACCGGTTGGAACAACGTTAGCTATTCTAGAGCGTACGTTAAAAGTAATGTCTGCGATTCAAGCGCGTATTCATTATTCAATGAAGCAAGAATTTAAACTTTTAAAGAAAATTATTGCCGATTACGCTCCCGAAGATTATAGCTATCAACCCACAAGCGGCAAAAAAACGGCTCGTAGATCTGATTATGAAATGGTTAATATCATTCCAGTATCAGACCCTAATGCGGCAACAATGAGTCAGAAGGTAGTGCAGTATCAAGCTGCACTTCAATTATCCCAAACGGCTCCGCAGCTTTATAACTTGCCTTATTTACACCGGCAAATGTTAGAAGTTATTGGTATTAAAAATTTAGAAAAGTTAGTGCCATTGCCAGAGGATATGAAACCAACAGATCCGGTAACGGAGAATGTAAACTCATTAAAAAGTAAACCACTTAAAGCATTTATTGGGCAAGACCATCAAGCACACATTCAAATTCATTTGGCGGCTATGAATGATCCTAGGATTAGACAAATTATTGGTCAAAATCCTCAAGCGCCAATGATGTTTCAAGCCATGCAGTCGCATATTACTGAACACGTAGGCTTGGAATATATGCGCCAAATGCAAATGTCTATGGGCATTAACATTCCATATTCAGATGATGATGATGAAAATTCACATTTAACACCAGATCAAGAAATGCAAATTGCACGGCTGGCTATTCCTGCGGCGCAAAATATCTTGCAACAGAATCAAACTGCTGTTGCAGCGCAACAAGCCCAACAAGCAGCACAAGACCCTGTCATTCAAATGCAGATGAAAGAATTGCAGCTTAAAGCTCAAGAAATTGATATTAAGCAAAAGAAAATGCAAATTGATGCAGCTAAAGGTGCGGATCAAATTGAAGTTGAAAAAATGCGTATTACTGCTCAAAAAGAAATTGCCGGTATGCAAATTGGAGCTAAAGCAAAGATTGAAAAAGAATCTTTGGATGCAAAACAACAGTTAGAAGGTATGCGTTTAGGGCAGCAAATTGGTCAAGGCAAAGAACAATTAAACCAAAAACGCCAAGCTCAGAAGCTGCAAATTATGGCTGATTTGGCAAAAATGCAAAAGAAAAAGGATTCTAAATGAAAGAAAAATTACTAGATCATCTTCTCAAACAGGTAGATGAAAAGGTAAGGAGGCTCGAAGAGTCTCTGGGTATAGGCGAAGCCAAAGACTACGCTGATTACCAAAGGATGTGTGGTGAGATTAAGGGTCTTCTTACCATGCGATTAAACATAACTGACCTTAAATCTCGTATGGAGAATTTTGATGAGTGAAATACTAATCGGCTCAAACCCCGATGATGTAAATGCAACAACTGTATTACCTGAAAAAGCGGAAGACAAAGCCAAACAACTACCAGTCCCACAAGGCTATCGTATGTTAGTTGGCATTCCAAATGCGGAAAAAGAATACTCAAGCGGAATTATTAAAGCTGATGACACTTTGCGTATGGAAGAAGTTCTTTCAACAGTCTTTTTTGTAATCAAAATGGGTCCTGATTGTTATAAAGACAAAAACAAATTTCCTACTGGACCTTGGTGCCAAGAGGGTGATTTTATTCTTGCCAGACCAAACACTGGCACACGATTAAAAATTCACGGTAGAGAGTTCCGAATAATCAATGATGATTCTGTTGAGGCTGTAGTTGAAGATCCTCGCGGTATTACTCGTGTTTAAAAGGAAATAACATGGCTAATTTTGAAAAACAAGACTTTTCTTTTTTAGAACAGGATGACGGTATGCCTCCAGAAGTAGAAATTGAGATTATTGACGATACTCCAGAGGAAGATCGTGTTAATGCAACACCTTTGCCAAAGGATATTGTTGATGAAATTGATAACGATGACCTAGAGTCTTACTCTAAAGAGGCAAAGCAACGCCTTTTGCAGATGAAAAAGCTCATTAATGATGAACGCAGGGCTAAAGAAGCTGCTTTGCGTGAAAATGAAGAAGCAATTCGTGTTGCTAATACCGTTATTACCGAAAACAAAAGCCTAAAAGGTCGTTTATCTAACGGCGAGAGAGTTTATGTCTCAACTGCTAAAGAAAAATTGGCTTCAGATTTAGATCAAGCTAGACGAGCTTACAAAGAAGCCTATGATTCTGGTGATGGAGACCGTTTAGTAGAAGCGCAAGAACGGTTGACAGAAGTAAAGTTTAAATCTCAGGAAATGGAACGTTATATTCCTCAATATGAGGAAAATACTTTACAATCACCTGAAATAGAAGTACAAAATCAAAATCAGCCAGCACGATTGGACTCAAAAACCCAAGCGTGGCTTGACAAAAACAAGTGGTATGGCTCTGATGATGATATGAGTTTTCTTGCTATGGGTATCCATAAGCGCCTAGAAAGAGAGGGAGTCCCGACAGGCTCCGATCACTACTGGGACACTATTGATACCGAAATGAAGAAACGATTCCCTGACAAACTAGGGGAAGCGGAGACCAAAACCTCTGCCACAACTCGCAAAACCACGGTGGTTGCTCCCGCGACACGTTCAACATCTTCCAAAAAGATTACATTGAACACTCGTCAAATGGAATTGGCTAAGAAATTCAAAATTACGCCAGAGCAATACTACAACGAACTAGTTAAAACGGAGTCACAAAATGGCTGAGAATCGTATCCCCCGTGAAATCGCTACAAGACAACAGTTTGAAAGACCAAAATCTTGGGCGTTACCAGAATTGTTACCTGAGCCAGATAAGCAAGAAGGATTTTCTTATCGCTGGGTTAGGATTTCGATGCTTAACAATGCTGATCCACGCAACTTTTCTTCCAAATTAAGAGAAGGCTGGGAGCCAGTAAAAGTTGAAGAGCAACCGAAATATCAAATGTTGACTGATCCTGATAGTCGGTTTAAAGACAATATCGAGATTGGTGGTTTACTGTTATGCAAGATTCCTACGGAATTTGTTCAGGCAAGGATGGATTATGAGGCCGCCCAAACCCAGAAAAATGCAGATGCAGTAGACAATAGTTTTATGAGACAAAGTGACGTTCGTATGCCACTCTTCCAAGAGCGGAAATCAACGGTTAGCTTTGGCAAGGGTTCTTAAATATTTAGGAGATTTAAATGGCTTATCCGCTTATTGACAAGCCCTACGGGGCGAAGCCGCTAAATCTTATTGGTGGTCAAGTCTTTGCAGGCTCGACTCGTAACCTACCTATTCAGTATGGTTACGCTACCAATATTTTTTACGGTGATGTTGTTTCGATTACACGAGGTTTTGTTACTCGCCTAGCTATGACTACTGGCGCTGCTGCTGGCACTGGTGCGGTTGGTTATGGTCAGATTGGTATTTTTCTTGGTGTTTCGTACACAAACCCAACAACCAAACAGAAACAATTTGCCCAGTATTGGCCTAGTGGAACTTTGGCTGGTGATGCTCAAGCTATTATTACTGACGATCCTGACACTGTGTTTAAGTGCGCCGTTGTAACCACTCAAGGTGGCACAACAATTGGTTCAGCTTCATCAGCAATGATTGGTCAGAACATCGCTGCTTCAGACTTGGCTGGTAACCCTAATACTGGTAACTCGTCAAACGGTGTGTTGGCTTCTTCGGCTGCGACTACCGCTGCTCTTCCTTGGCGCATTGTTGATATCGTTCGCGATACATCAGTTCCTCTTGGTACAGCAACATGGTCAAGCGGTACTACTACTCTTACTACTAGCGCTTTGCCTCTTGCCTTGCCAGTCGGCACGGAAGTTGGCTTCTTAGCATCTAATGGTCAGTATGTTGGTACAGCTAACTGGGTTTCAACGGCTGCTGCTGCTGGTGCTACTTCTGTTGTTGTCAATGCTCAGTACGGTGTAGTTAATGCAGGCGGTGCTGCTGCAACTGCTACTGTTATTCCTGCCAGTTCGACGTTGGTGTTTACGCAGTATCCCGAAGTGTTGGTTAAATTCAACTTTGGCGTACATTCGTATTACAACAACACCGGCACTCAAACCGCTTAATTAGGAGCTAATAATGGCTATTTCACGCGCACAGCTACTTAAAGAGCTTCTTCCCGGTTTGAACGCATTGTTCGGCTTGGAATATGCTCGTTACGGCGAAGAACACAAAGAGATTTATGAAATTGAAACCTCTGAGCGTTCTTTTGAAGAAGAGACAAAACTGTCTGGTTTCTCTGCTGCACCAGTCAAAAGCGAAGGTTCTGCCATTGCTTACGACAACGGTCAAGAGGCTTGGACAGCTCGTTACAATCACGAAACTATCGCTTTGGGCTTCAGCTTAACTGAAGAGGCAATTGAAGATAACTTGTATGACTCGTTATCAGGTCGTTACACCAAGGCTTTAGCACGGGCAATGGCTTATACCAAACAGGTTAAAGGCGCTGCTGTATTAAATAACGGATTTAATGGTCTATACACTTATGGTGATAGCCAGCCTTTGTTTTCTACAGTTCATCCTTTGGTCTCAGGTGGTGTTAACGCCAATACCCCATCAACCCCAGCAGACTTGAACGAAACAGCACTTGAAAATGCTGTTATTCAAATTGCCGGATGGACTGATGAGCGTGGCTTGTTAATTGCTGCTAAACCCAAGAAGTTAATTGTTCCTCCTGCACTCCAGTTCGTTGCAACTCGTTTGCTACAAACTGAATTGCAAGTTGGCACAACTGACAACACCATCAACGCCATTAAGAACAACGGTTCGATTCCAGAAGGGTATTGCATTAACCACTTCTTGACCGCAACCAATGCATGGTTCTTAACCACTGATGTGCCAAACGGTTTGAAGATGTTTATTCGTACACCTCTTTCAAACTCAATGGATGGTGACTTTGATACTGGTAACGTTCGTTACAAGTCTCGTGAGCGTTATTCATTTGGTGTTTCAGATCCTTTGGGCGTTTACGGTTCGTATTAAAATCCTGTAAATTAAGGATTTAGCCCCGCTCACAAGGCGGGGTTTTTTATTGTTTTCTTTTATTTTTATTTAGGTTATTATTACCTTAGGACTAGGACTAAATGCCGTATCAACCCGCCTAGGGGACGATGCACAGATGATACGGTGACTTGTGCATAAAGGACTTCATCATGGGTTTCGCTACACACCTTGGACCGTGGCTGCTTGGTACGGTTAGAGATACCACTGGAACAGTTGTTGGCACGATTGAAAACCTCGGCGCTACGATTGTCAGTCAAACATTTAAAAAGAACTACGCAGGACAAGCTGCTTCAGCTACAACCGATACCATTGGCGTATTACCAGCGGGTTCGCAAATCGTTGACATTAAAGTTGATACCCTTGTTGCTTTTACAGGTTCAACTGCTGCTAACTTGCAGATCGGTGATGGCACAACCGCAGATTTATACTGGGCAACCTCTGATGTTACAACTCAAGGTCGCCTTGCGTACACAGGCGCAGCCGCAAAACTGGCGAACTGGGCTGGTGCCACTTCAACCGCATCGCCTAGCGGTATTGGTATTGGCGCAACAGACGTTATTGTTGTTGCCACAATGACTCCTACGGTTGCGGCAGTCACTGTCGGCACTGTTCAATACACCGTCATGTATGTGGTTGCCAACTCAAACGGCGCACAGTTCTCAGCCTCGGCTTAATCTTCTAAGGGGGTTCGCCCCCGTTTAAAATTTGGGAGATTATTATGGGTATGCAAACTGACGTTCAATCTGCGCACCGCAGCACTGCTGGATCGTATTACGCAGGGCGCACACGGTTAAAAGCTTTTATTGTTACGCCCGCTATAAGCACCGCATGTACATTTGAAATTCGTGATGGCAGTGCTTCTGGCGCAATTTTGTTCACAATGGACATCACAAGCCAAACAGTAGCAAACTCTACATATATTTTTGTTCCCGGTGAAGGCATTTTGGCGCAGAATGGCTTGTATTTGACGTTAAGCGTTGGCTCGGTAACCAGCCTCTCGGTGTTCTATGGCTAAGAACCCATCCCTTGCAGTAGGTCGTGGTGAGAAATTACCCACAAAGCAGGGGGCGGGACTTACCGCCAAAGGAAGAGCAAAATATAATGCTGCAACCGGATCAAATCTTAAAGCACCTCAGCCAGAAGGCGGCTCTCGCAAGAAGTCGTTTTGTGCTCGTATGTCAGGTGTTGTGGCAAAAGCTAAAGGTCCTGCTGAACGGGCTAAAGCCTCACTGAAACGTTGGAAATGTTGATGGACTCTTACCCGATAGAAACCGCTCGTGAATTAGCCACTCACGCAAGTGATATTAGGCATTTGCAAGAAGACATGGACAAGCTAGTCTCTGACATGGCTACCGTCAAAGAATCTCTTGCTGAAATTCAAAAAACATTGTCTGAAGCTCGTGGTGGCTGGAAAGTGTTGATGTGGGCTGGCGGTGCTGTTAGTGCGGTCACTGGGTTTGTTGGCTTTGTTGTTGGACATTGGGGTAAATAATGGCTAAGAAAAAAAATGATTTTGAGTTGTCTGAAGAAGCAAAAGCTGCCGGTTTACGCATGGGACCGCATGAAAGAATTACTGATGAAGATCGTGCATACGCTAAAGTAAAAACTGAAAAACTTGATAATTCAAGTATTGTTGATAAATATCGTAATTTCAACACACATCCTGAAGCCAAAGCATTCCGTGTATCAAATCCTAACAAATCAGAATCATCAGAATTAGAAGAATTAGCAAGAACGTCAGAACCAAAATATGTTGCAAGACAAGCAAGAGCTGCTGAGTTATCAGAGAATGAAAGACTTGGTAAATTAGTTGAAAAGTTAGGTGGCAATCGTGTTGGATTTATTCCTCCATCAGATACCCGACCAGACAACAATATGCGTGATATGTTAATGAATAAAAAAGGCGGAGTTATTAAAAAAGCATCTGGTGGTGTAACACGTAGTTCAGCTTCAAAACGTGCGGATGGTTGTGCTAAGAAAGGGTACACTCGTGCCTAGCGTTTCTAAGAAACAACATAATTTTATGGCGGCAGTCGCACACAATCCTGCGTTTGCCAAAAAAGTCGGTGTAGCTCAATCTGTAGGTAAAGACTTCAACACTGCCGATAAAGGCAAAACATTTAAGGAAGGTGGTGCTATGAAAAGCGACATGAAACAAGACAAAGCTATGGTTAAAAAAGCCGTAGGTATGCACGACAAACAAATGCACGGCGGCAAAAAGACTGATATGGATGCCTTGAAAAAAGGCGGTATGCCAATGGTGATGAAAGACGGAAAAAAAATGCCAGCTTTTGCTGCTAAGAAAGGTGGTATGTCTCCAAAAATGATGGATAAAGCTGGTCGCGCTATGGCTTCTCCTACACCAGACATGATGGGTCGTGCTATGGCTCGTCGCCCAATGCCTATGCAGGCACCTGCTGCACCCGTTGCACCCGTTGCACCTATGATGAAAAAAGGTGGCATGACTAAAATGGCTAAAGGTGGCGGCATTGAGTCTAAAGGGAAAACCAAGGGCAAAATGATTGCAATGAGTCGTGGTGGGCGTTCTTGCTAAGGAATAATCATGGATGAAAAAACATATCGTAGCCCGACTGCTTCTGAAAAAGCAAAACTTGATAAGTCTAGAGCAATGATGGTGCGAGGTATTGAAGGCGAGAAAGATATGCTTTCTCGATTTTCAACTACCGCAGCAAAAGCCGCAAGAGACGATCAAAAATCTGCCATGTCGTTGCGTAACTCAGTGTCTGAAAAAGCGCGAGAAGGTGAGGCTTATAATGATGCTGGATACAAAAAAGGCGGCATGACTAAAATGGCAAAGGGTGGATCTGCCTCAAGCCGAGCGGATGGTTGCTGTTCAAAAGGAAAAACTAAAGGTCAGATGTTGTGAGAGCATCTCGTGGTATGGGTGACATTAACCCATCTAAAATGCCAAACAAAAAGATTGTCCAAAAGGATAATCAAAATGTTCCGTTGTACAAACAAGGCGGTAAAGTTAAAAGGAAACAGAAATGAAGATTACTCTCAATTTAGACCAAAAAACAGTTGAAGACATTATTTACATAATTAAAAATATGCCTTCTCAACCTTCTTTTTTAGCGGGTTTAGAAAAGCAATTAGCAGAACAAATTGCGGAAGTAGTTGAAGAAATTCCTGCGGTTAGCGTTTAAAAAGAAAAAATAATGGCAACTTCTAGCCTAACCACGTTTAACCTTGACCTTTCAGAGCTTGTTGAAGAGGCGTTTGAGCGTTGCGGGTCAGAGCTTCGTAGTGGTTATGATTTACGCACAGCTAGACGCAGCCTAAACATTCTTACGATTGAGTGGGCAAACCGTGGCATTAACTTGTGGACAATTGAACAAGGTTCATTTCCTCTTGTTCAAGGACAAATTGCATACACAATACCAACAGATACGATTGATTTGCTTGACCAAGTAATTCGTACTGGGTCTGGCTCTAATCAAGTTGACATTAACATCACTCGTATTTCTGAGTCTACCTACGCCACAATTCCAACTAAGAACGCACAGGGTCGCCCTATTCAGGTGTGGATTAACCGTCAGTCGGGCAACACAAATGCTGTGCTTTCAACGTATTTGAACGTTAGTATTTCTGCTACCGACACAACCCTTACGGTTGACTCTACGGTAAGTTTACCTTCGCAAGGTTATATCAAGATTGACAACGAAGTGATCTTGTACCAAAACATTAGTGGTAACCAGCTATTAAATTGTTTTCGTGGACAGAACAACACGACTGCTGCCGTTCATCTAGCAACAGCAGCAATCTATCAAACATTTTTACCAAACGTTAATGTGTGGCCTACTCCAAACGCACCGGGCAATCAGTATACGTTTGTGTATTGGCGGCTTCGTCGTTTGCAAGATGGTGGTAACGGTGTAAGTACGCAAGACATACCTTTCCGCTTCATTCCGTGCCTTGTAGCGGGGCTTGCATACTACTTGAGTATCAAATTACCAAACATGGATGTAAATCGCGTAATGGGCTTAAAAGCTGATTACGAACAACAATTTCAATTAGCCGCAGATGAGGATCGTGAAAAAGCAGCAATACGGTTTGTGCCTAGAACATTGTTTTATTGAGGTGAGTTATGCCCTCTAAATACGCTAGTGGCAAATACAGTATTGCGGAATGTGACCGATGCGGTCAGCGCTATAAGTTAAAAGAATTACGTAAACAAATTTTAAAGACTAAGCTGTATAACGTTAAAGTCTGTCCTAGTTGTTGGGATCCAGATCATCCACAGTTGCAGTTAGGAATGTATCCAGTTAATGATCCGCAAGCAGTACATGAACCAAGACCGGATGTAAGTTATCAAGTTTCTGGCAATAGTGGATTGCAGATTGGGTTAACTGGATCAACAAGTGTAGAAGATTACGGATTTCCGCAGGGCGGAAGCAGGCAGTTTCAGTGGGGCTGGAATCCCGTGGGTATGGGTTATGACGGTGGTTTAACACCAAATGACTTGATTGGTAACGGATCAGTTGGTACAGTAACAATAGATATTTCTTAGGAGCCTATCATGGCATACACACGAAGCGCCGATGGCGTAGTAAGCAAAGGTAAAACTAAGGGTAAAAACCTTGGTGATTCAGGTCCATCAATGGGCATTGAAAAAGGCAATAAAAAATCCGCTGGTGTAACCGGCAAAGCTATGCGAGCTGTTGGTCGGAATATGGCTCGTGCTAACAACCAAAAGAGCGGCGGACATGGCTAAATTTAGCGCAAAAATGATGGGCAAAGAAGTTGGTAATGCTGGAATCTATGCTGAACCACATACAATGAAAGGTGGCGCTGTGAATGTTAAAGAATCAATTAGTCGCAAGCCTGACCCAAACACTTTGACTGCAAATCAAATAACTCCAAGCACTATTGCTGGGCGTGTAAGCAGTGGCAATCCAGACCGCAACGATGCTAAGACAACAGGCATTAAAATGCGCGGTACTGGTGCTGCAACTAAAGGCACAATGAGCCGTGGACCAATGGCGTAAACATGAACTACGCACAGCTTGTCACTGCGATTGAGAACTACACCGAAAGCTCGGAAGCGGTGTTTCTTGCACAGATTCCTACGTTTGTGCAGCTTGCTGAAGAGCGCATCTACAATGCTGTGCAGATTCCGGCTATTCGTCGCAACGTGACGGGCAGCGTAACTACCGGTGACAAGTATCTGTCTTTGCCAACAGACTATCTGGCAACCTTCTCTTTAGCGGTGGTGGACAGCGATGGAAATCAACAGTTCCTTTTGGATAAAGATGTTAACTTCATTCGTCAAGCGTATCCCAACCCTGCTGATTCAGGTTTACCAAAGTATTACGGGCAGTTTGCGCCGTATACGTTCATACTTGGGCCAACTCCTGACCAAAATTATTTAGTAGAACTGCACCAATATTATTACCCTGAGTCAATTGTGACTGCGGGTACATCGTGGATTGGTGATAATTTTGAAACGGTCTTGTTGTATGGTTCGTTGCGTGAAGCTGTGATATTCCAAAAAGGCGAGCAAGACATGGTCGCTTATTACGAACAGAAATACCAAGAGTCAATGGCTCTGTTGCAAGAGCTGGGTGATGGTAAAGAACGCCGTAGCGCATACCGTGACGGTCAACTTAAACTCCCGGTTCCGGGTCCAGTCAGATAATTTAGGAGCCTATTATGGCAATCACGCAAGCAATGGCAACATCGTTCAAGGTTGAAATCCTTGATGGGGTACACAACTTTGGGGTTGGCGTTGTTCGTGCGTCAACAGCCGCCGACACATTTTATATTGCGCTGTATACCTCGGCGGCTACGCTTGATGCAACGACCACTGCTTACACGACCTCTGGCGAGGTTGTTGGTACTGGTTATACCGCTGGTGGTAATACGCTGGCTGTGTCGGTTGTTCCTGTATCGTCAGGCACTACAGCTTACTTGTCGTTTTCAAATAGCTCGTGGTCAACAGCAACGATTACTGCTCGTGGCGCAATGATTTACAACAGCACACAAGGTAACAAGTGCGTGGCTGTGTTGGACTTTGGTGCTGACAAGGTATCGACTGCCGGTACGTTTACAATTGTGTTCCCGACTGCCGCAGCAGGCACAGCTATTATTCAGATTGCATAGGTGGTCTAGATGGCGTTAGTTCTAGCGGATCGCGTCCAAGAAACAAGTGCTACGACAGGCACGGGTACGCTTACGCTTGCTGGTGCTGTATTAGGCTATCAGACATTTGCTGCTGGCATTGGCTCGGGCAACACTTGCTACTACACAATCACTAACGCTGCGGGTTCGTGGGAAGTTGGTATTGGCACAGTAGGCACTGGTACTCTAGCTCGCACCACGTTGCTCTCGTCATCTACAGGATCATTCATATCGTTTACCGGTACGTTGAATGTGTTTGTCACTTACCCTGCTGAACGAGCTGTCTACCAAGACGAATCTACAGGTGTGGCTTACGCCCCTGAGTTTGCTGCGAGCAACGGCTTGATGTTGAGCAACGCTACGATCAACACTAGCTACACCTTCCCAACTGGCTACAACGCTGTGAGTGCAGGTCCTGTGACCGTGGCATCGGGGGTAGTAATAACTGTACCCTCGGGAAGCGTATGGGCGATTGTATGAACGCACATATTTATTTGGTTACAAACAATTTAAACGGTAAACAATACGTTGGTCAGACGGTTGAAAACCGTAAGGTTGGTCACGGCATTCTTATTAACCAAGCGTATAAAAAATACGGCAAAGAAAATTTTACTTACGACAAAATATGCAGTGAAATTACCGACAGACCAACGTTAAATTGTTTAGAAAAATTTTGGATTGCCGTTATTGGATCAAGAAGCCCCAATGGTTATAACATTGAAGAAGGCGGCTCCGATAAGGGTGAAATGGCAGAATCAACACGCCAAAAATTAAAAGTTATTAACACTGGTAAAACAGTGTCTGAAGAAACAAAAAAGAAAATTAGCAATTCGATGAAAGGAAGTAAAAATCCTTTTTATGGCAAGACGCATGGAACTGAAGCCGTGCAAAAAATTATTGCTGCAAACGTTGGTAAAGTTGTTGTTCACTCTGAAGCCACAAAAGAAAAAATGCGGCAGTCAAGATTGGGTAATAAAAACCCAATGTATGGCAAACCAATTACTGAAGAGCATCGTCAAAAACTTAAAGACAATTCACCAAGAAATAGGTACTGGGCGGGAAAACAATTTTCTGTTGAACATTTGGCTAAATTATCTATTGAAAGCACTTGCCCGCACTGTAATAAAATAGGCAGAGGTAGCGCAATGAAAAGACATCATATGGATAATTGCAAAAAAGCGAAGGTGCAATAATGGCACAACCCGGATTTATTAGCGTAGTACCGTACAGCAGCACAACACCCGGTGCGGTTCCGTCTGCTGGCAACATGGTGACTTCTGAGATTGCCGTTAACTCGGCTGATCGGTTGATGTACGTCAAAGGTCCGGCAGGCACGGTAGTCACAATTGGTAACGGCGCAACAGGTGCTGGTGGCGATCAAATCTTCGTGCAGAATGGTCAAGCGGTAACGGCGAGCTATACACTACCTGTCGGGTACAACGCCATGACAACCGGTCCTGTGGCTATCAATGCGGGAGTTGTCGTAACGATACCCGATGGCAGCGTTTGGGCAATCATATAATGGGACTGCGACTTAAAGCCTTTGCACTAGGTACGGTTGAGGTCAACCCTGTTGACACAGCATCTAACGTGTCTGTCGATGTTCAGGCAGCGAACGGTGTGTTGTCGTATGCAGACTCGGCGACTGGTGGTTTGTACTTACCATCAGGTACTACGGCACAACGTCCTGCTGCACCTGCGACAGGGCAGATGAGATTCAATACCACGACAGGTTCAGTCGAGGTTTATAACGGCACAAGCTGGGGATAAATATGGCTGGTTCAATCAAATTAAACGCACCACTCGGTGGATCAGTCACACTGAACGCAGTGGACACCGCTGTAAATTATGTCATGTCTGTACCTGCCGCTGCGGGTATTTTGATTAACGCTGACTCTGCTACTGGGGCTGCTCAGTTACCTGTCGGTACTACGGGGCAGAGACCTGCTAGTCCTGTTACGGGACAAATTAGATTTAACACTACTACGGGCGGCACTGAGTTTTATAACGGTACGGCATGGGCTGCTTTAGGCTCTTACAACGTGACTGTTTTATCTGTTGCTGGCGGTGGCGGAGGCGGTTCTTTAGGTGGCGGTGGCGGGGCAGGTGGTCTATTAACAGGAGTGTCTTCAGTTACATCTGGCTCGGCTTACACCGTAACTGTAGGCGCAGGTGGGGCTGGCGGTGCATCGAATGCTAACGGTTCAAACACATCTATTGGCGCTCTTGCTACTGCTATTGGTGGCGGTAAAGGCGGTCAATACCATGCAGCAACTGCTGGACTATTAGGCGGTTCAGGCGGAGGTGGGGCAGGTGAATCAGGAGTTGCTGGTGCAGGAACTTCTGGACAAGGATTTGCTGGCGGTGTGGGCGGTGCAAATGCTGGAGGTGGTGGGGCAGGCGGAGGTGGCGGCGCATCCGCTGTGGGCGCTCCGGCGGGGGTTGGAATTTTGGTTGGCGGTAACGGCGGCGCTGGTTTAGCTTCTACGATTACGGGCGCATCCGTTACTTATGCAGGGGGTGGCGCAGGATGTACAGGCGCTACAGGTGGCGCTGGTGGTGGTGGAAATAGCGACGTAGCTGGCACAGTAAATACTGGTGGGGGTGGTGGGTACGCTAAGGCAGGTGGCTCTGGAATTGCAATCATCTCTTACGCCAGTGCAGCGCAAATCGGCTCAGGCGGCACAGTCACCTCATACACCAACGGTTTAGGCGTAACAATTTGGGTTCACACCTTCACCACATCTGGCACATACACAGCATAAGGAAAGAACATGACAGCATATGTAGGCGGCACAACAGGGTTTGGCCCACCATCATGGACAACAGCAGGTCGCCCATCAAGCCCTGTGAACGGGCAATTAGGGTGGAATAGTACGCTCTTGGTGCTTGAGGTGTGGAACGGAATTAACTGGCAAGCTGTAGCTTCAACTGCGTATACCGTCGATTATCTTACTGTTGCTGGTGGCGGTGGCGGTGGAGCTGCTTATTCACCAGATTATGCCCGTGGGGGTGGTGGCGCTGGTGGGTATTTAACAGCTAGTGCAATTTCTGTATCTCCCGGTACTGCTTATACAATTACTGTTGGCGGCGGCGGTGCAGTGGGTGTTAATGGATCAAATTCTTCTTTTGCAGCCATTGCAACAGCAACTGGTGGCGGTTCTGGCGGTCTTTATACGGTTGGTGGAACCGCTGCTGGGGCTAGTGGTGGGTCTGGCGGTGGTAGCGGCTATGCTGGGACTACACCTACCGCTGGTGGATCAGGAACAGTAGGTCAAGGTAGTGCTGGTGGAAGCGGTACTTCGGTCGGCAATACTTTTGCAGGTGGTGGCGGTGGCGCAGGTGCTGTTGGTGGGAATGGAGATAGCACTGCTACTGTTGGTGGTAATGGCGGCGCTGGATTGGCTTCTACAATTAGTGGCACAAGCACATATTACGCAGGTGGCGGTGGTGGTGGCGCTGGATATTCTTCTGCTGCAGGTGGTGGCGCTGCTTCAACTGGTGGAAATGGTGGCGGTGGCGCAGGCTCTAATACTGGCAATGGAACCGCAGGTGGGACAAACACAGGCGGCGGTGGCGGCGGTTGCAGAGGATCATTTGCATCTGCTGCTGGCGGTTCTGGCGTAGTTATTGTTCGTTATGTAGGAACTGTTTCGAGAGCCACAGGTGGCACAATCACTATTACTGGCGGTTACGTCATTCATACATTCACATCTAGCGGTACATTTACAGCTTAATTAAGGAGACCATCATGGGTCATTTTGCAAAGGTAGTTGATTCAAAAGTGGTGTCAGTCATCGTTGCTGAACCAGAATTTTTCACGACATTCGTTGACTCAAGCCCCGGTCAATGGATTCAAACGTCATACCGCACACACGGTAATCAGCACCCTGAAGGTCGCCCATTGCGTGGCAACTACGCCGGAATTGGCTACACCTACGACCCCGTAGCAGACAAATTTTATGCGCCACAACCCTACGCATCATGGGTACTCAGTCCACTGACTTGTCTGTGGGAAGCGCCTGTTGCTATGCCTGCTGACGGTAAAGCGTATGAGTGGGACGAAGCCACGACTTCGTGGAAAGAATTGGTTACGGCTTAAAGGAAATATTATGCCTCTCG